GTCTTGACATCGTAGATGCCGGTATTATTGATCCGATCAGCATAGTTGCCGGATAGCCTGATGAAGGCCAGGATGGTCTTGGTGAGGTCGTTGGCTTTAGACACCTTGAATTTAACCGGCGGAATATACTTTACTGGCACCGATGAGTACTTCACGCACTTCTGCTGAAATGCCAGCTGTTCCAATTCCTTGATGGTCATAGGTTGAGGTTTGATCATTGGTCAGGTACTTGATGCGCCGTTCGATATACCAAATCGCCTTCTTCAGATCTTCTACGGCATCGCCTTTGCGCCCAGCTCGGCTGATGTACTTGACCGCATTACCCAGGCAGAAGTCAAGCTCATAAGCTTCGATGAGATCAATGGCCTGTATGGTTCCGGTGTGGTAGTGTTTGACGTCCATCTATCGGGCTAATTCTTTCGTCTAACGAAAGTAAGCGTTTTTTAAGTCCTTCGATGTAATCATTAAAAACTTTCATCATATTACGAGTGTGTGTGTTCCGGCCATTGACATAAGCATGCCGATTGTGATAGGTGAACGAATACTTGTCCACATCATTCCATGATTCCTGTTGCTTTTGAGCCTTCCAAAGTTTATCCAAAAGGTCATCCCGCTCCCACTGTAAAACAGGTTCGTAAATGGTGTGATGTTTACCCATCGGCACTACCTTATATGGCGTGCTTTCAGTTACCTTTTTGGCTTTCCTTTTGGCTTGGGCTTCATCGCTTGCTGGCAAATCGCGTAAGCTGCGCCCTGCTTCTTGCCGGTCTTTACGAGGTCGGCCACGCAGCGTTCGAGTTTTTTCGGCATTTTTTGTTGCTTTCATACGAAGTTAAGATCTTCATTGCTGCCATTCGATTTGATACGTTTCAGTCGAAGTTCGTAACGGCTCTCTGACCGTGGCGATTTCACCGGTCTCTTCGTTGACGATGGTTATGTTGCCCTTGATTCCTTTGAGGAACTTCTCGCGTTCCTTCATCAGAGCCTTGATTCGCTCCAGTTCACCATTCAAGCTATCCCATACCGGGTCACCACAGGCGGAGTAGTCATACTTAATTCCCGCCTCCTTGACCGTGAATAAGGCGTTGTAGCGAACGATGCGCTCACCTTTGGCATATTTGCTCAAGTCATCAAGCACATAGCGTCTAAACCGCTCCTTTACGGCGGTAGATAGGTCTTCGAAGTACTTGAGCCGCAAGGCCACATCCATTGCGCTGACGTGACCTTCGTCAATGAGATCCATCATTAGGTCGGCCTTCTCCCGGATGGTTTCTTTGGTGATGCGCTCTGGCATCAGTTCTAAACTCTGTTCCATTAGTGATAGTTAGTTAGGTAATAAGTTTCTGCCTCGCCTTCCTCAAGGTTACGGCGGTTAGCCATGTAGGCATCTTCAATGCACTCGCGCTCATATTCTTGCGCCTGCTTGAAAATCTCTTTTATGCGTTCGGAGATGTGGATTTCCTTATTCAATTCCTCAAACAGCCATTGCACGGCTGTGGTGCGTTTAGTGTATAGCATGATATCCTGTTAATGATGTGTTAAATTTTTCAGTTACAGTTAAAGCGTTATATAGCCTTGTTAAATCACCTACTGTTTTAATACGGCATGTTGTCCAAACAGTTTTTCCAAATATGGAAATACCTGCAAAATGAAAAGTGATATCAATAAAAAGGCTACATCCTTCAAATTCATCAATCCATTTACTAAATGCTTCTCCATTGCTCGGTTTAAAACCTAATGCTTCCACAACATCTTCATTCAATATAGTAGTGCTATCCATGATTATTCCTGTGTTAATTGGTTTTCAACTTCTTTACTGATTGTATATTTCTGTTTCACCTGTGCAATCGTTCCACCGTTGGCAAGGAATTTCTTAACCTCGGCGAACTTGTCAGCCGGCAGCGAAGGCAAGGCCAGCACGGTGTGAGTGCCTGCACTATCTGCGTCATCGTCATCATCGGCGTTGATGTTTAGCAGTGCGCTCAATGCGTATCGTTTTAAATAGGTCAGCCCACCTCCCGCTTGTTGGAGCGCGTTCACGTTGTTGCCTTGCATAGGTGTGAACTGCACCTTTGAAGCAATGAATTGACCGCTTACATGATGCAGAAAGGTCACCACTTCGTTACCGGCAAGGTGCTGGTGTATGATCAGGCCGCAGTTCGTCAGCACCGGTTTGACCTTGCTGATGATTTCATCCAGCGTGGTGTAACTACGCATGCGACCACCACCTACGGGAACGGTGCGATCTTTCTTGATGCTAATGTCAGCCTGATGAAACCGCTGAAACGCTGGAAGTAGCTGGTCAAGTTGCGGTGAGTTCCATACACTCTCCGTATGGAAGATTGCAGGTTCATGTGTGGCCTGTGGATGTTCCACTGGCATGAACGGCTCAGGTGCGTTAGGCTGAGCTTCGTCAAATAGTTGTTTAGTTTTTGCCATTGTGTTTAGTATTTGATTGTGTAAAAGGTTTGCGTGTGTAATGTCCATACGGTCACCTCATGGTCACCGTACCAGGTCTCAATTAGCATCATCCACCTGACTAACTGATTCAGATTCTGCGTTACGAGCAGCCTTCCGTTCGGCGAGGGCTGCCACCAGTTCGGCTCGGCGTTGTTCTCTTTGTCTGATGATTCCATTGGTGTGTCTGATTATGTCAAGTGATACATCTGATTCGCATTCACCACGCAGCGCACGTTGAACGGTTTTAGTGCTTACGCTGAAGTGATCAGCTATTGTTTGAATATCGCCATACTTTAAAGCACGGCGTAAATGTAGAAGTTCAAATGATTTCATTGGATGCTAACAGTTAAGTGTGGTGTGTTTTTAAATATGCAAACTCGCCAACGGTCGCTGCCGACTATATCCCAGGCTTGTTCTGATTCTTGAATGAATTGAATCTTGTCAACCGGGATATGAACGTGGCTGTCGATGCCGTTATGGATGGCAAGGGTTGGGCCGATGTCACCACGGTGATAGTGGCGAAGGCTGATAGTTGAATGTCTGAAGTCAATCAGGAACTGCTCAACGGAGCAGTAACTGAATCTTGATGGTGTAGGAAGTGTGTTCATTGTGTTAGGTTTTATAAGATTGAATTAAGTGAGCGAATAAATGTTGAATTGAATTTATCAGATTTCATATACTCCATTACATTTTTTTTGGCTTGCTGAATTGTACATCCAGTATTTTCAACTTCCATTTTAACCATACCGATGAACAGTTTAGTTACTAAGTCTTGAGTGATTGTTTGCGTTTTCATGGCGTTTGTGTGTTTTGATGGGTCAAAGATATATAACATTAGGACACAATCAAGACGTACCTATTGTGTCCACATCAAAAAATCTCGTAACTAATTGATAATGTAGGCAAAAAAATTATGTAAGGCTACCTAAAAATAGCCAAAATCCAAACCCTATCTTTGTTCGCGTTCCATTGTGTTTAGGTTTCCCGGCGAGTTCCTGGTGGTCTCGCCGGGTTTTTTATGACCCGCCTGGCTACACTATATCTCCACCTATAATCTTTTTCAATTTTACCCGGAAGTCACCGGCATCGTTCAGCATCTCAACAATGCTAAACCCATGCACCCATTGATTGATGCCGTAGGTATATTCTGCGTCCAGCTTACATAGGCATCCTTGCGCCCACGCTCCTACATTATGACCGTCCATCGTGCGGCTGATATATTCCTGTTGCTGATGCCAATGGCCGAAAAGCAAGTTAGTCTGCGCTTTCATATAGTAGGTGCGAGCGATGTTAACCACGCCCATTGAAGCTCTGATCTCATGGCCGTGGATGATATGCAACTTGCCCATCTTCACGCCGATGTTATCCTTCAGATAAACCACACCGGAATCCCGGAAGTTGATGAGGTTTTCAAGATCAAACATCCCATCGAACATCTGAGCATTCTGCTGAATCCATCGCTCAAGGCGTACCTCATGGTTGCCTAACTTGTAATAGATCTCAGCGTTCGGGAATCGCTGCTTCAACTGATCGATGAAGAAACGAAAAACATCCATTT